ACTTGTTAATATTGTTTCTGTAAATGATGGTAATGGTTTACCTGTATATTTTTCTATTGTAGGTGATAATACTCTTAATAATCTTTCTGTTGATTCATATCCTATTAAACCAAATACACCTGCAGAAAATATCATCTGTGCCATAAAACCAGCCAAACCTGCTACATTACCAGTTTCACTAGCTTTAGTAATATAGTTTGTAAGTTGTGCTAAATAGTTATGTTGAAATGTTTTAAATAAACCAAAAGGTTTACCCAGTGCACCTAAACCTCTAGATCCATAAATACCTGGTTGTTCTAAATAATTATACTCAACCATATACTTATTAGTTTGATATGCGGAAAACTCTTTAGCTTTTTCTTTAGGTACACCTGCTTCTCTAAAGAAATTATAAAACATTAATGATGCATTTAATCTACTAACTTGCTCTGCTTTACCTGCAAAATCTTGTAAAGTTATAATCTTTAATAACTTACCAAAATCAAATACTCTTCTACCTGCAGGATCTTTTAATTTACCTGGTAATTGTAATTTAGGTGATAGACCTTTAATATCTGCAGCAGCTTCATTTAAAAACTTTTGATCTACTACACCATTTTTATACATGTATTCTATTACAGCTTTTATTTCTGCGTCTGGCATTAGTAAATCTCTAAATGCTTTAATCTGTGCTTTAGCTACTTTACCTTTATCAAAACCAGAGTACTGTAAATCAAATAATCTTGGTGCTATCATATGATATGGTTGAAATACTTGAGATAATAAAAATCTCATATTACCAAACAATAGTTTAGCATTAAGAGTTACTTGGTTTGCACCTCCAAGTATTTTAGTTAAACCAGATTTACCTATAAAGTCAGAACCTAACTCTGACATTTTTTCTATAAATTTACTTCCTGTAAGCTGACCAAATGCATTATCTTTTAATGCCTCTGCTACTTTAGCTGCTACTGGATAATCTTTACCTAGAGTAGTTTTCTTTAAACCACCCTTACCATCTGATATAGATAAAGGTTCATTTAATACTTTACCCATTTTAGCATTAAACTCAATTCTACTTGCTGCCTCTAATCCACCTTGTAGGTACTGTAGTATAGCAGTTTCAAACTCAGCTGTTTGTCTTGTAGATAAATTCTTTTCTGATAGTGTAGTTAGTCCTGGTATTTTTTTAATAAAATGTTGATTTGCATTTAACTCACTACCTAGATAACCATCTACACCTTGACGTTTTAATGAAAACTTTTTAAAGCCAGTTTGTTTTCTAGCAAAACTCATTGCCTCTTGTGCTTTTATAAATGCAGCATCTGTAAGATCAAACCTTTTAAATAATTCATTAAAAGCATTAAATGCTTCTGATCCAGCTTTATCTCTATCTCTTTTTATAATTTCTATAACATAATCAGATGATAGTCTTTCTTTATTATTAAATTTTTTACCAGTTAATGTAGCATCTGTAACATCTATTGCGTTATAATCTTCTTTTAAATATTTTAATAATGCATTAGCTGATGCTTTATTGCCTGCACCTGGTGCATCAATTCTACTATAACCTTTTTTCTTACCTTTCCATTTATATACAGATACAAAAAAATCACCTTGAAATATATGAGGTATATAGTTAGGTACTTTTTCTATTATTTCTAAACCTTCTACTTTATTTTCTTTTACTGCTTTGTTATAAATATCTACAACTTTATCTGCAACACCTCTTATCTCTCTGTAAATTGTAATTTGTTCATTGTCTAATTTGTATTTACTTCGTAGTTCTGCATCAGTTATTTCGTATTTGAATCCACCTTCTTTTCTAGGTAAAAATGGATCTATACCAATTATATTATTTATCTCAGCATCAATTTCTATTTTATTATTTTCATTTCTTATTTGCTGTAGTTCTTCAATTCTTCTTATTTCATCTGGTGTTAAATCTTTTTTAGATTGTCTTCTTAAATTTTCATTTAAATCTACTCTAGTAGAATAATTTTCACCATTTTTTTTAGCTACTTTAAGTTGATCTAATTCTATAGTAAATGCAGTATCTATAATTTTTTTAGTTTTAATAGGATCTTTTTGTCTTAATAAACTAAACTTAGTTAATGCACCACCATCACTTCTAATCTTTCTCATACCTACAAGTCTTACAGCTTCAGCTGCACCTTGTAGTCTCATTAAGTAATCACCTTTAGTATCTAGTTGTTTTTTACCAGGTGCAAATACTTTATCTGCAGCAAACAAAGGATCATAAGCTATAGATTCAGCTTGTGTTTCTACTTTTAATTTTTGTATAGCTATCTGATCATTTATATATTTAACAACGGGATGATCTATAAACTTAGCTGGTATAACCATACTAGCACCTGTTGTTTGTTGACCTTCTAACCGTGTTAATAAATCAGGAAACATCTGATCTTTCATATCTTTATATTTAGTAGTACCGTCTGCCTTATATACATCTTGTTTAAATAAGTCAGGTGCTCTTCTGTCAAAACCAAATATAGCTTGATTAAAATTATGATCTGTAAATAATATCTTGCCGTATGCTTCGTTTTCTTTAGTTAAATCTTTTATAAACTTTTGTACTTTTTGTACTTCTTCTGGTGATTTAATACTTTCTCTTAAATTTTCTGGAGTAGGTAATGGTTCTTTACCTTCTTCTATTCTCTTAGAATTTTGTGATTCAAACTTAATTGCTGCTTCAGAATCTTTTAGTATTTGTTTGTGCTGAGATATTACAAGATCAACCTCATACATCTTCTCAGCTAATACACCTCTAACAGGTTCATCTCTTAATTTAGCATCTGTTTTTTCTAAAGCTATTAATTCAGATTCTAGTTTGTCTATAGCCTGTCTTTGCTGTATTAAACCTTTTTCTGTAGGTGCAGGGTTATCTTCAAAGTTTTTCTTAGCATCTTTTATTTCTATAGTCTTCTCATTAATCTTATCTCTAAGTAATACAGGTTTATCCTGCATACCTAATAATTGCTTAGTCTGAGTTTCTAAATTAGTTAATTCTCTTTTGATAGGTTTACCTTCAGCTAGTGGCCCTAGTATACCTAGTAATCCCCATACCGCAGCTGATGCTAATCTATCATCTTGGTTAGCTTCCCAACCTGCACTTAAATATCCTGTAGATCCTAACACTGCCATTCTAGGAACGATATTTAATTTGTTTGCAATATTTAATATTTTACCAGTACCATAACCATATGCACCAGCCATTGCAATATCAGCTAAATTACCATCATCAATCTCACGAGTAATATCAGTAATAGCTATACCTGCAGGTAATGATCCACCAGCAGATAAAAATCTACCTGTACCTCTAAGTGCTCTAGCTGTTCTACCTACACCTCTTAAACCTTGTAGTGCTTGTCCTGCTCTAGCTGTACCTCTAATAAAAGGATGATAAGTTAATACTGTAGGTATTGCCATACCTAGACCATACCAAAACTTTTCACTAAATCCTTCTGGTTTTATAAATTCTTTATTATATTCTGGTCCAAGACCATGTGCAATATCTTTTAAATAATCTTCAGCATAATCAAAGATACTATCTTCTGTAGGTTCAAACCCTAAAGTAGTTCTACCCCAATCATAGAATCTATCCATACCTCCAGGTATACTGCCTATTAATTCTGCAGCATGAGATAAACCAGATTGAACACCTGCAAATAAATAATTAGGTTTGCTCCTAGCATTTTCTGTTCTTGTAAGTAAATTAGGATCTAACTCTTCTGGGTCAGCATTAAATAAATTCATATTAAAGAAGTTCTTTTCTGTGACAAGATCACTACCATATTGGTTAGTGTCTATACCAGCTTTAAGATACTCCTTCATCGCAGGATGAAGTTTATCAAACTCTTCCTGATTAATAGTCTGTATGTCCATTAAATACCTTTATAAAAAGTATAGGCTTCTTTTGAAAAATTAATTCTTTTGTTTAATGATCCTGACTGTGGCCTTTCAAAAATATCATGAAATGCTTTTGTAATTTGTTCTACTGTACCAGTTTTAAATATTTTCTGTAATTTTTTTCTATTTCCTGCACCAATATCATAACCAATACCTTGATATATATTAGCCATTACATAATCTATTTGAGATTCTATAGAGTCTTGTTTATCATTAGTTTCTAAGTATTTAAAATATTCTGTTCTATGACCTTCTCCATCTTTAACATCTGTAAACTGAAATAATCCATAACCTTTATTTGCTCTATCTGTAACTTCTTCTTGATCAAATGCAAAGTTTCCTCCTTCTGCATACATATTACCTAATAAAGCAGCACTAGCTTCTGGACTTAATGTTTTATTTAAATAATTATATGCAAACTCCATATTTTTATTTTTAGTTAGTTTTTGAAAAGTAGTTCCACCTTCTCCAAATTTTTCTTTTAAACTAGCTGATTGGTATAATGGATCTACACCAGATCCTTCAAATACATCTTCAGTTTGAGTTTGGGTATCAGTTTTCTTTTTATCACTACCTTTAATTTCTAAATTTCCACCTTCTCCACTCATACCTACATTAGTATTAGGAAAATCTTTTTTTATTTTACTTTCTAAAGTTTCTTCTTTTTCTTTTTCTAGTTGGTCTGGTTTTTTAAGTGGTGCTTTAGTACCTGCTGATGGTAATTCTTCTATTAATATTTCATCACCTTTCTTTTGATCTTTTTTTAATTTAGTAATATCAGCATCTTTAAGTTCTACTTTAGGTGTAGGTTCTAATTTTTCTACATCTTCAAAAAAAGTATCAGTAATATCTGGGAAAAATATATTGTATATTCCTAAGAAGTCTTTAAATGCTTTATCACCTGCTTTACCTGGCTCAAACATTTCTCTCTTAGGTTCAATCATTTTTCCATCTACAAATAAATTATCTTTAATTTGATTTATATAATTTTGAGTTATTTGTGGTAATAATTTAACTGAATCTGGACTGTCTATTAATACTTCTAAAGGTATTTTTTGTGTATTACCATTAGCTAATTCAATTATAACATCACCTTGATTATTTATTGATGGTACATAACCATCAGCAACTTTAGGTAATTGTACACCAGTTGTATCAGTTGCAGGGAATACCTCACTTCTATCTAAACCAGCCATTAATGTTCCTGCTGATTTAGTATAAGTATCCATAGTCTTATGTTGTTCTAAAACTATTTGATTTAATTGGTTATTAAGTTCTTTTCTTTCTTCATCAGTTTTTGCTGCTGCAATTCTATTTGTTAATTGTAATATTTCATTAGCTATTGCACCACCTTGTGCTGTTATAACATCTGTCATTATTTTATAATTCATATTATTAGTATACAGAATACCATCAGTAGGATCAATATTATTATCATATAATTTTTGATTTATAAACTGTGCTCTTGCTTCTGCATTATCTGGGAATTGTGCTTTTGCATTTGCAGTTATAAGATTAACTTGTACAAACTCTAAATTTTTTCTACCTGCTTCAGTTGTAGGAAATGTATTTAATATACCATAACCTTTAGCAGTTAATGCTGCAACCTTAGTAAGTTCATCTGTGATTGATTCTGGTGTTGCTACACCTTCTTCAGCTTTCTGTAATTTCATTAATAACTTATCTGATTTAGGCATCTTAGTTATTTCAGATAATCTTGCTTGATGTAATTCTTGTTCTTGTTTAAATCTATCTTCACCAGATATGTATGGGTCATATATAGTAAATCCTTCACCTGGATTTTGTGCCATAAACTTAGCAACATTTAATTTTACTTTATCAAAATCTTTGTTTTCAAATATACTTCGATTTTGTAAAAACATAAAATTAGAAAATCTATCTGCTATTTGATTTATACTTAAACCTTCCTGTGCATTTAATCCAAATGCAGTAGGATTTGCAGCAAGTATATTAGCTATTTCTTGTCTATTTTTAAATGCAAGTTCTGTTAAATTATATGCTTCATTTTCTTTGTTTAATGCATTACTTGATGCTGTAGCATTTACTACTACATCTCTTTCTGCTGCATCTTCTATACCTTGAAATGCACCTATAGTTAAATCACCAAGTGAGCTAGTTGCAAAGTCTGTAAATATTCCCATATTATTCTCCTAATTTTGCCAATAAACCTTTTACATTTACATCTTGATTATTTGGCATGTCTAATTCTTTTTTAATAGATTCTTCATTCTGCTTCATATCATATTTTCTTTCAGCCATATCATTATAAAATTCTGTATCTTCAGCATCACCTAAATTAATTTTAGCTGGTATGTTTGCTAATGATGCTTCACCAGTTATCATCATAGCAACAATAGGCTCTAATAATTTTGCAACATCAACTGACCATTTACCTTCTAAAAACCCAGAGAAAGTAATTACCTTAACAAGTGCCTCAACAGGTATCCCCATTCTTAACAAAGTAAACATTCGTTCCATATTGTCTTTTTGCATTATACTTTCATAAACATAATCAGTTGCTTCTTCAATTGACGCTGTTTGAGGTGCATGTTCCCAAGGATAATTTCCAGGTTCATCTGTTAAAGATTGTCCTGGTATTGGTGCATCAAAAACATTATCTTCAGGTTCAATATAACTACCTTGTTCTTGCATTGTTTCATTTCTAAATTTTTCTATTAACTTATCTAATTCCATTATGCTTTATCCTTTGCTATACTTTTATATCTAGATTTTTGACTGTACAAATATCTTACTGTATTTTGTAATTGTGCATATTTATAAAATGATGCTTCTTGAATATCTGAAAAACTTGGTTGTTTTGCTGTAGATCTTCTAAAGTTTAATGGTATTGATCCTCCAATTTGTGTATTAGGATCTCCTAAACTTGTTAATTCACCCATACCTTTTACATCAGCAGATCGTGCTTTCATATAATCTAATATTGTGCTAGCACCTTTAGCTATAGTTTTAACTGTATTTGATGTAAAAATATCTTTAGCACCAGTTAAAATATTTTTACCTATATTTATTAAATCCATAATTCTCCTAATTTATTTTATCGTTTATAATTGATATTCCAAATCTACCAAGTAATTGTAATAATTTAGATGTTTTATCTGCATCTGCTAAATCTAAATCTGTAGATCTTTCTAATGCAGCTATTGCAGTATTATGTGCTCTGTTTAATTCACTTTCTGAAGAAGTATTAACCCAAGCTGCTTCATCTCTCCATTGTTGCCATAATGCTGACAATCCAAAGTTAGATAAATTTAAAAGGTTTTGAGCATTTAACTGATTAGTTGCATTTGTAACTGTAGTGTTAGCAGTATTAATTGTTCTTCTCCATTCAACATTTGATTGATCAATAACTCTTTGGTTTTGTTGATTAAACTGCTGTCTTTGATTTTCTATTTGTGCATTAAATTGATTTAATACTTGTGCTCTATCTGCATTTGATTTATCTACTGCTATTTGATTACCTGCATTTATACCTGCTACTTTATTACCTTCAACTACTGCAAATTGATTCATAGCATCTTCTCTTGCAGCATTTTGTAATTTTATTTGCTGTGATAGATTAGAGTAAAATTGATCTACTTGATTTTTACTATTAGCATTAAATTGTGCTGCAGCATTTGCTGCTGCTTGATCTGATAATAAAAACGCTTGTCTTACATTTAAATTCTGTAATGATGCTTGTTGTCTATTAGACAAGTTAGTCATATCCATTTGGAAATAACTATTAGCATTTGCTATGTTAGCTTGTTGTCTATTATTAAGATTTTGAAATATCATCTGTCTGTAAGTATCAGCATCTGCTTTTGCTATAGGTATAGAAGCAGTTAATAAACCATCAGCTAATGCTTCAGCCATCATAGAACTAGAACCTAATCCTCTCTCAGCCATAGCTGCTTGAGTAGCTTTAGCTACACCTCTTAGGTATGCTGGTAAAGCTGAACCAGTTGCTAATGATGTTTCAATATCTTGATTAATTTTTGCTAACTGTCCTCTAACAGTTGCATCGGCATCTACTGTTCCTGTTGCAGCTACTGCAGGTGCAGTTAATCCTGACATTTGTTCAGCTGTCATAGTTGGAGTTTGTCCAGCTACTTGTGCTGCTGCCATACTTGCAGGGGTAGCAGTAGTTTGTTCTGCTGCTGCTGTAGATGATGGTGGCAGCATTGGGGTAATCGTAGGCACAGTTCCAGGTGTAGGTGTAGCAGCTACTACTTGACCTGTTAATCCTGCTGTTGCCATTGTTTCAGTAGGTTGTACAGTTTGTAGTTCAGGTGCTACTTGAGTACCTGTAGGTAAACTTGGTGTATTTAATATTGTATCAATTACAGAAATAACTTTACGACTACCAGCCTGTTCTGTTGTTGTTGGTTGCAATGCACCTTCTGGCAAAGTCGTAGTGTTAGGTGCGTCAGTAGTTGCCATATTTATCTCCCTTGTCTGTTGTATTTTTTGAAGCTACGCTTCTCCTGTTTATTTTTATTTTTTTTATGTAATCGTGGTCTTTTTTTAGGCTTAGGTCTTTCAACATATGCTTTAAATTTTTTAGCCATTACTTACTTTAAAACCTTTGTACCATGATGGTAAACCTATAAAAGGTCTTTTATCAAATTGATTTTCTTTTGCAGTTTTTGATTTTGCTTTATTGTAGTGTAAAAATACTTGAGCACAATCTTTACCTTTAAATTCTTCTCTCCAATGTTCTAAATCACATCCAGAATATACTAGCATATCACCTGGTGCTAGATCTACTTTAACTCCAGCTTGACCTTCTTTACCTGTTGGATCTAAATAAATTGGCCATGGATCACCACCTAAATTTAGCGTAGTAGATATCTCACATGAGTATCTATCTTTATGTCTAGCTAATACATCTCCTTTTTTATACAATCTAGCATAAGAATATGTTTCACTTAATTTTAATTTAGTATGTTTTTCCATTACAGGTTTTACTTCTTGTAATAAAGTTTCCATTGCAATATCACTATAATGTGAATAAGTATTTGGAGCTTGATGATCAGACCATACACCCCAATACTCTGTATATGGTGATATATATCTTTGATCAAATAAAAATCTTGCTACATTTTTTTTATTACAAAAATATTTATAAATAAAATTTGCTAATTCTTTTGATATTGCTTTTTTAATTACTGTATATTTATTTTTTTGAAACGACATTTTTAATAATATTCTTCCCCTTTAATTTTTTGTTTAACTGTATAAAATTTTTAATATAGTCTGGTTTATTTTTTACAGTATTAGTTTCGAGGGTAGCTTGTATTACAGCTTTTTTCATGTCTTTATTTTGCATTTAAAACTATATTTGGTATTGCTTGACAATTCCAATGTATAAATCTAAATGGCTCATATCCCATATCTACAATATATTGATGTGGCATATAAGATGGAAAAAACATAGTTTTGCCTGGTTTTACTTTATAATTAATCTGTGAAGATGCATAAGATACTTTTGTTTTATCTTTTTCTGGTAAAAGATTCATAATATTACCTGGTCTTGGATCTTCAAACAATGGCATAGATGTGGCTTCACTTGCTTTTAAAAAGTAAAAACCAGATATATGACCATTCCAATGTGTATGTAATGTGTGATATCCTCCGCCTTTTTTAGGAAATTCTTGCACCCACATTTCTGTAATAAATACTGAATAATTTGTTAAATCAAATCCCATTTCAATTAACAAATTATGTGCTGTTGCACCTATATAATCTTGTAACTTTTTAAACTTAGGATCACCTACTAATGTTGTTGAATGAAACACATGACCCATGTCTCCTTTATTACCAAATTTTTTATTTCTCTTATCTATTGTTTTTTTTAAATTTTTTTTTGCTTCTTCAATATAAGGATCAGATGCTTTGTTTAATTCATTAACAAATGCAGGTTCATCACCATACCATATAGGGCAAGGAAATAAATCTTCTCTTGCTAATTGTTTTGGAAATTGTAATTCTTCTTTTTTCTTTTTCATATTCTCCTTATTTAAATGGCCAACCAAGATTCCATATAACTAAACTATATCTTGAGCCTTTTTTTACTGGGCATACTCTATGCCAAACAAATGAAGGGAATACTACTAAACTTCCTTTAGGTAATATTTCTGTACACTTTCTTATATTAGGTTTTTTATCAGGATCTAAATTTCTAAAATCAAATTCTAATTCTCCACCTTTATAATCTTTTGGATCTGATAATGTAACTGTTACTGATAACTTTCTTATCTTACCATTTGATGGATCATTAGGATTATCTTTAAAATAAGGTTTATCCCAACTATCACAATGCCAATCATAAAATTGACCTTTAACATATTTTGTAAACTGACAAGATTCAGACCATTGCCATTCAAAATTCCAACCTGCATTTTTATTTGCATCATGTATATATGGTTGTATTTCTTTATAAATCCATCTATCATTCATCCAAACAATATCTGAATTTCTTTTTGTTTTTAAATCTTTAACTTCTTTTTGGTTTAATTTTTTATTACCATAACCACCAGTAACTGCTATTTGATCTTGTAATGATTTTCCATAACGTACAATGTCATCACATATTCTTTCTGGTATTGCACTTTGGAAATACCAATAATAATTTGTTAAATTCATATCCCTTATATTATACTAATCTTATTTAAAATTGTCAAGGGGTATTAATTTTATGAAATTGTCAATGTACCAGAAGCTGTAAATTTAGCTATCTTATCTCCACCAGGATGTGTTGATCCTGTAAACGCACAACATGGAGTTCCTGCAAAAGTAATTGCACTTGGTCCTCTAACTACAACAATACCTGATCCTCCAGCTCCACCAGTACCACCTCCACCTTGATTGGCAAGAGATGAACCTCCACCACCACCTGTGTTAGCTGTTCCAGATGTACCAGTTCCAGGACCACCAGCTCCACCTCCACCACTTCCACCTGGTTCAAAATTTGGAAAGTTAGCATTACTCATACCACCACCACCTCCAGCGTATGTAGTGGATGGGCCTAAAATATTATTAGGAGCACCTGCTCCACCAGCACCACCATCACCTCCAGGTTCTGGACCTGAAGAATTACCTCCAGCTGCACCTGCTCCACCTCCACCACCGTATTGAGTTCTAGCGATTAATCCAAAATTACCTGTTCCTCCAGGATTACCTTCTGGTGGATCAAATCCACCCTCATTACCTGCTCCACCTGCTGCAGGGTTACCAGGATTAAGTGGAAAACTACCAGAACCTCCACTACCTGATCCTCCAGTTGCACCTACTTGGTTAGAGCTATTTGGTGATGCACCACCACCTGTTGATGTTATTGTTAAAAAAGTTGAATTATTTCCTTTTCCTGCATCAGTACTAGCACAATCTCCAACACCTCCATTACCACCTCCACCAACTGTTATAGTATAACTTCCTGGAGTTACTTCTAATGCTGATCCTTGTAATGGACTAGGGCCGTAGCCAGACATTCTCATACCTCCAGCACCACCCCCAGTTCTTTCTGCACCTCCACCACCTGCAACTACTAAATAATCTACTTCATAAAAAAATCTAGGCCAGGTTATCACTGATTCTCTTAATTTTCTGTAATGTGTTTTTAAATTCCACATACCACTTGCTTTGTTTAATTCTTTTATAAAAGCTACTCCTGATCCACCATTAGCTCCAGTAGAAGTTGTAAAACTTCCACCACCGCCACCGCCAGTGTTTGTACCTCCAGTTCCTCCTGATTGTCCTGGGGCTGAACCGCCAGATGGATGAGGTCCATCGGGATTTCCTCCACCACCTCCGCCCCCACCTGGGCCTGCTGCTCCTCCTGGATTACCGCAACTTTTAGCTCCACCACCACCACCTGCAAATGTACAAGATGATAATGGAGATGCACTTGATCCGTTTCCGCCATCTCCTGCTTTTCCTGGTACTGCGTCTCCACCTGCACTTCCAGCACCTCCGCCACCACCTCCAGATCCAAAAGAAACACCATCAGTTAAACCTGAACCACCATCATTACCTTGACCAGCTGTGCCAGTTCCACCTGGAAATCCTCCAGGTGCTATAGGATTTGATCTTCCACCACCTCCACCAGATCCTCCTGGAGAACCTGTACCTAAAGGTGATGGTGCACATGGGGCAGATAATCCACCGCCACCTCCACCGATTGCACTTGTACATCCTATTGTTGAATTATTTCCTGAAGTTCCACCTACAGTTTGACCTGGAAAAGCTGGTCCACCTGCTCCACCGCCTCCAATAGTTAAAGTAAATGGTCCACATACTGCAATACCAGCTGAACAACATAGGTAGCCTCCGCCACCTCCGCCTCCGCCATCAGCACCAGCTCCACCACCACCGCCAGCAACTAATAAAGCATGAACAACTCTAGTTCCTGCATTTGTTAGTGTTACAGTTCCTGAAGCTGTTTTAGCTGAATGTGTGGCACACTTTCCAAAAGAAGTTACATTTCTTTTACCAATTATACCGCCATTAGTTCTGGCCATTTAGTCTCCTATTCGGACACCCAAGCTGAACCGTTCCAATTATATTTGGTAGGTGTCTCAGCTGTATCATTTGTTTTTATTGCTTCCCAACCTGTATTGTTGTTAGCTTTATATTTTGTTTCGTTCCAAGAAATTATGTATCTCCAAACAACTGGATCTTCACCATCATCAGTTACTGATGGAAAAGTTATTGGTGCTTTCCAATCATCACTTGAATCAAGTGACCATGATTCATAAGGTTGTGGACTTAAAAATTTATTTTTAGATGCATCATATCTATATCCGATACCTGCATATTGTTTTCTAAAATTATTGTTGTAAGAAGTTTGTTTCCATGTTCCACCTCCAAAAAAATTTACACACCATGTTTCGCCATCGGCATGCTCATCTGAAGGCACAACATCGTTAGCAACAACTACTACTCTTTTTACAACTAAATGTGTATCAGATGTAAAACCTGTTGGGTCTGTTTTTGATTCTAATTCTGCAAAATGTGCCATGTTATTTTCTCCTTAATTTTCTCCTAAAAGTTATTTTGTTTTTATGCTCCACCTATTGTTAATGTTCCTGAAGCTGTAAATTTACCAATTTTATCACCACCTGGATGAGTCGAAGCTGTAAATGCACAACAAGGAGTTCCTGTAAAAGATACAGCACTCGGTGCTCTTACAACTACTATTCCTGAACCACCACTAACTCCTGTGAATGCACTGTTAGCAGATCCACCGCCTCCACCACCAGTATTAGCAGTTCCTGCAGTTCCATTATTACCACCTGGACCTCCAGCACCTCCACCACCAGCACCTCCAGATCCTCCAGATCCTTCGTGTGCTCCACCGCCACCACCACCAGCGTATGTTGAATCAGGTCCTAGTATTGTGTTTGGTGCTCCAGCTCCACCTGCTCCTCCGTTTCCAGGAGAACCTCCACCAGCAGATCCAGCTGCTGTAGCCCCACCACCACCAGCTCCTGATGATGCACTAGGGTTACTTCCTCCTGGATTTCCTTGATCAGGATCAGTTTCAGGAGTATTACCTGCACCTCCAGCTTGAGGAGATACTGGGCCACCTCCATAACCTCCACCACCTCCAGATCCTCCAGATCCTTCAGGTGCTGGGCTATGTCGAACTTTACCTCCACCTCCACCAGCAGAAGTTATAGTTGAAAAAGTTGAAGCATTTCCAGAATTTCCAGTGTTACATTGTGGTTGTCCACCTGCTCCACCTGCTCCTACTGTAATTGAATAACTGCCTCCAGCTAAACTTAAAGCAGATCCTTGTAATGGAGAAGGTCCATAACCAGTAGCTCTATAACCACCAGCACCGCCACCACCAGCAATATCTTCTCCTCCTGCTCCACCACCAGCTACTACTAAATAATCTATATCAAATAATCTTTTATGCCATTCACCACATTTTACTTTTGAAAAATGCTCATTAATATTCCACATACCTGAAGCTCTATCTAATTCTTTTAAAACAACAACTCCTGAACCACCTGTGCCTCCTGTTGTACTTCCACCAGCAGAATAACCAGCGTTTATACCACCACCTCCACCACCAGTGTTTGTACCACCTGCTGAACCAGCATTACCACCTCCGCCTGGTCCTCCAGGTCCACCAGTTGGATTAGAAATTCTACCACCTCCACCTCCACCAGCGAAAACTCCACATACACCCCCACTAGTGCCTAGTTCTGTTGATAAATCTTTTCCATTACCTCCAGCACCAGAAGTAGTTCCTGTAGGTCCTTGTTGTCCAGCACTTCCAGCTCCACCTCCACCACCAGAAGTTAATTCATTATTAATAACAGGGCCACCTGCATTACCAAAACCAAATGTACCTGAATTTCCAGGTTGACATCCTTGTGTTGTAGCACCTCCAGCTAAATTAGATCCTGCGTCTGTTCCACCACCACCACTTCCAGATCCACCATCTTGCCCAGCGACATTAGATGCAGCTCCTCTACCACCACCTTTAGCAGTTAAACCAAAAAAAGTTGAGTCAGTGCCAACAGTTCCATAACCTGGATTCATACCATTATTTCCAGCACTTCCACCACCACCTATAACAGCAGGGTAAGCTGTGGCTGCACAAATAGTTGCACTTTCTATAAAAACTAATCCTCCAGCTCCTGCTCCAGAGTCACCGCCTCCGCCTCCACCAGCAACAACTAATACGTTTGCACGTGTAGTGCCTGGTTGAGTAGTTATATTACCGTTTGATGTTTGTACAGTGACTTTATTTCCACCACTAGAAACTGTATTTGTTGGTCCTATGATTCCGCCATTGTCCATGAATTATGTTGCCTCCTATAATTCTATTTATTATGCGTCATCTAATAATTCGTAAGAAACAAAATAAGTTAAGTCATTTGAAGCTGATGCTGTAAAATATAACAAATCTGTTTCATCTAAATAAATTGGATTCTCTAAAAAACTTAGGGTAGCATCTGCTGGTACTGATATTGTATTAGCAA